GAATAAAGTCATGGTGTCGTAATAAGGTGTTTTGTCGCCGTCTAACGCATACAGGTAATAGCCCATCACTGGAATCACCACCCATGTCTCAACGCCCATAGCCGCCGCCAAATGGCTGACCGATGTGCAAGAAGAGATCACCAGATCACAACTAGCCACCGCCGCTTGGGTGTCTGCCCATGTGTTTAATGGTACTTGTTTTACCCATGTTGGGCAAGCATCTGCACCCTCATCACGCTGTAAAGAAATGAACTCTGCGTCTGCGTCTTTAATAGCGCCAAACAGTAACTCATAAGGGAATCGCTTGTTATGGTCATCTTCAAATTTACTGTTGCCCTGCCAGCGGATGCCGATGCGCTTCTTGCGGCCTTTGATGGTCGCAGGCTTAGTGATGTAAGCATCGCCCCGCAGGTCTGACATCTCATATCCAAGGTAGTTAGGGGCTGTCATACCATAGCACCAGAAGTCATGGAACACGCCAAACTCAGCACCAACTTGAACAACAGCGGATACGCCTTCAATGCCTGAGAACAGGCCAGCCAGTTGACCTGAACAGCAGACCACTACCTTGTTACCCCTAGCCACTAAATCACGGGCATAGCGCACTTGGTGAATCTGGTCGCCCAAGCCGTGGTCGCAGTACAAGAGGATTGTTCCTTTGGTCTTACCGTCCCATTCAGGGGCTGGTGTGTCTGGGCGGCGCTCACCGATGATCCCGCAGTAACGACCGCGATCCATCTGCTTGTAGCCTTCGCCAATATGACCCTGCTTGAGTAGATACCATGAACGGTTATAGGCCGCACGGTGGTCGTTAGGACGCTCTGCGTGGAGCTTCTCAGACAGTCTCCAACCTTCAGCAAAGTCACCCATCTTGCCTGCGGCGACCTGTAGATCAAGGTCATCTAACTCAGGCATAGTGCGTGAATTACCGCTCCAGAACTCTGGCTGGCAGAACTGGTTGTAGTGGTGCTTAAGCAGGTCTTTAGACTTGTCGTTGTGCTGTTTAGCCAAGACTGGTTTGACATCGTGCATACCAGCGTAGCCGTGCAGGTTCTCATCGTCTTCTTTGACTGACGAGCCATCAATGTTGGAGAAGTCGTAATCGTATGCAGGCAGTTCCAAGAACTCATGGATACGGGCAAGTTCTGCGCGGGGATCAGCCAACAGCTTGTCGTATTCAACCATTAGGAAGTTCTCTGGCATGGCGGCGTAGCCAGCTTCCAAAGACAGGTAAGCGGCCTTCAGGTGGTCAGCTAACTGTCCTGAGTACATGAACTCATCCAGATCAGCAGGCTTTGCCACACGGACAAATGAAGCCATGCAATCAGGAACAGGACGAACCGTAGCAATCACCTTGCATGGGCGGCCAATCACTTGAGACATTGCACCCATGATCTGGGGGATAGGCCAGCCACGGGACTTGTCAATAATGACAGGCTTGTCTGTATCAGCGTAAAACGCATCAATGCACCCACGCATGGTCTGTGCAAGTTTCTCTCTGGTGGGGTCGTTCTCATTGAGAAGACCCGCTGAATGCCAAGTATTAGCCAAACCATCAAGGGCGTGGACAAGCCCAGATGTGGTGGATACATGAGTCATTGGGTTCTGGTTCAGGATAGCCGCAAGGACTGTTGAGCCAGAACGAGGAATGCCAGAGAGGAAGTGCAGTGTTTTGTTCATGTGGTTATTTTATGTTGGGAATATTCAATTAGACAATGCAATTGCTGAATTGCCAGCCGATATTACACTCCATCCACTTCCAGAACCAACTTGTTTTGGACTTGAATAATCAGATGTATTTCCTATTCCAAGCTGTCCATCAGCGTTACCACCCCAAGACCACAATGTTCCATCAGTTTTAGTGGATAAAGTAAAGTTTGCATTATTTGCGGCGGCAACTTTACTCCAATTAGTTAACGAACCAACTTGCACTGGCGATGAGTATTTTGTTGTATTACCAAGACCCAATCTTCCAGTCTCACCGTTGCCCCACGCCCACAGAGTTCCATTGTTTTTAACTCCGAAGGCAGAAAATGACATTGCCACATAAGTCCATGTAGTCAATGCACCAATTTGTTTAGGGGATGAATAGCTTGTTCTGTTACCCAAACCTAATTGACCAAAATCATTTCTACCCCAAGCCCACATTGTGCCGTCTGTTTTAACAGCAAGAGCCGCAGAATATCCAGCGGCAATTTGCAACCAATCAGTTAAAGCTCCTATTTGCTTTGGGGAGGAATAAGATGTGGTATTTCCAAGTCCAAGTTGTCCAACATTATTTCCACCCCAAGACCAAAGCGTTCCATCAGTTTTAATTCCGTATGAAGTACCTGTGCCAACTGAAAAAATACCACCAGCAGCAACTGAAGCCCAATTAGTTAATGCTCCAATTTGTTTTGGACTTGAGTAGTTAGTCGTATTCCCAAGCCCCAACTGCCCAGAACTATTGTCACCCCACGACCACAGGGTTCCATCGGTTTTTACAGCAATAATTCCAGCATAAGAGCCAGCAACACTCAGCCAATTAGTTAAAGCGCCAACTTGTGCTGGAGTTGATACTGATGATGTATTTCCATTGCCAAGAGCGCCAACATAGTTATAACCCCAAGACCACAATGAATTATTAGAACCAATAGCAAAAGTATTGGTTGCACTCATGTGTATATTTTTCCACGACGAAGAGCTACCAATTTGTTTTGGCGAAGAATAATCTGTTGTATTCCCCGTTCCAAGTTGATAAGAACCATTGTCACCCCACACATACATACTGATAGTTGGTGTAGGCCAAGTCCCAGCCGCAATAGCGGCATTCACCTGTTGCATTGTCCAGATGCCTGAGTATTGAACGCCGTCGTATGTTACTGGCATATTAGTACTGAAGTCCTATAGCAAAATATAACCCGCCAACAGGGGCTGTTTTCCAAGTTGTTAAAGAACCTACTTGTTTTGGAGAAGAGTAATATGTCCTATTGTCAAGGCCAAGTTGACCAACATTATTAGCGCCCCATGACCACAATGTTCCGTCTGTTTTAGTTGCAACAGAAAATAGATAAGGACAATTGACCGTACTCCAATTAGTCAATGAGCCAACTTGCTTAGGAGAAGAGTAATTTGTATTATTTCCAAGACCTAATTGTCCCGAAGAATTTTGACCCCACGTCCACAATGTTCCGTCAGATTTAATGGCTGATGCATAGAAGTTACCACTACCAACAGTACTCCAATTAGTCAATGCTCCAATTTGTTTTGGAGATGAATAATCTGTCCTATTTCCAAGACCTAAATTACCAAAAAGATTGTATCCCCATGCCCACAGTGTTCCATCAGTTTTAATGGCTATAGAAGTATCTCCCCTATACCCGCCACTTGATAATTTCAACCAATTAGTTAATGAGCCAACTTGCTTAGGAGAGGAATATAAAGTTGTATTACCCAATCCAGTTTGGCCTTGGTTGCCATATCCCCAAGACCATAATGTGCCGTCTGTTTTAATTGCTAAAGTAGTATTACCTTGACAGCTTATAACTGCCCAATTGCTCAATGAGCCGACCTGCTTAGGAGAGGAGTAATTTGTTATATTTCCAAGACCTAATTGCCCATAATCATTTCTACCCCAGCCCCACAGTGTCCCATCTGTTTTTATGGCCATAGCATTACCAGCATAAAAACCTGCACTTACTTGCAACCAACCTGTTAAAGCTCCAATTTGTTTGGGGGATGAGTAGTTTGTTCTATTTCCAAGACCTAGATTTCCATTGGTATTATTTCCCCAAGACCAAATCGTGCCATCAGTTTTAATTCCAAATGATGCGTAACCATTTGCGGCAAGAGACAGCCAGTTGGTTAATGATCCTACTTGTTTTGGAGAAGAATAACTAAATGTATTGCCAATTCCAAGTTGACCACTACCATTTTGACCCCAGCTATACAAATTATATGTATAGACAATAGGCGGAGTAGCCAGCGGATTAAACCCCGGCTTAACAATACTCCCCGGAAACATTTGTCTTATAGACATACTGTTCCCCTATCAGCTTGCGATTGACTCGTAGCTGATCGTGTAAGTGATACCGCTAGATGTACCGGATGTCACCACAATAGATGAGTTCTCCATCAGGTACACAGCCGTTGTCTTATCTACTGCAATCACAGATGCACTAGCTGGCACTGAGATCGTAGAGATAATTGGGTAGTTTGTACCTGCTCCGGCGGCGGCTGAGTTAATAGCCACTGTTGCATTTACAGCGCTTGAGCCGTTCACATTAGCACACACAATCTGGTTGATCTTAAAGACCAGACCAGAAGATGCGGCGTTAGACAACAAGGTATTAGCTGTCGTGTTAGCTGGTGTGAGGTATGTCGTGTTACCTGTGAGGGTGGTGACATTGATAATATTTGGATTTGCCATGGTGGTTCCTTACAGACCAAAAACGATTGAGAAAGCGATGGCTTGACCCTTGGTAGCGCCAGCCGAAGCAGGAGTTACAAAAGACAAGTTGCCAGCGCCATCAGTTTTAATAACCTGATTTGCCGTGCCATCCGCAGTTGGGTACTTCAAGCCAGCAGGGTTGTTCATGATGCGTATGACCGTGCCTGATGCGTTCTCGGCATACAGAGCCATGTCAGTGTTGGCGATGTTGAAGCCGAGTTCCCCCGGCAACAGGTCAGCCGCCAACGGCACAGCCGCACCTGTCGTCGTGCGATAAAGTTGAATTGGTGTAAAGCCTGCTTGTGCCATTAGAAAGTTCCTCCTGAGATTCCTGACCATACGGGAGCTGATGCACCCGCCGATGTTAACACCTGACCTGCTGTTCCAGCCGCAGTAAAGGCGTAAGCTGTACCAGTTCCATAAGCCGAGCCGCCTGCTGTAGCTGTTGCAGTTGAGTTTGTACCGCCGTTAGCAATTGCTACAATTCCTGTGACATTAGATGCTGTGCCAGTGGTGTTTTGATTAAGTGTTGGGACATCAGCCACTTGAATTGTGTTCATCACAACATTTGTGCCATCGCCTCGCAAATACGACCCGCTAGTGACTGCACCAGCAAAAGCATTCATTGCTGTTTGAGCTGATGTTTGACCAGAACCACCATTAGCCAAAGCCAAAGTGCCAGCCAAAGTAACCGCACCACTAGTGGCCGTGTTTGGCGTCAAACCAGTGGTTCCTGCGCTGAAAGTTGTCACACCACCAGCAGGAGCTGGTTGCCATGAGGCAGTTGTGCCGTTAGACGATAAAAGATAGCCGTTAGCACCAATCGCCAATCTGGTAGCGCTGTTAGTGCCATCGCCAAGAATCAAGTCACCAGTTGTAGTAATAGGCGATAAAGCATTGAATGCCGCACCCGCTGTAGTCTGACCAGTGCCGCCATTTCCGATTGCTACAGTACCCGTAACGTTAGCCGAATTGCCAGAAATATTGCCAGTGACTTGTGAGCCGGGCAAGCTTAAGGCGCTTAGAGTTGTTAGTGTTGCGTTGGTTGTGGCTGTAATGTTAGCCGCAGTGCCCGTTGTGTTTTGGTTAAGCGTAGGAACATCGGCAACTTGTATGGTGTTCATCACCACATTAGTTCCGTTACCTCGTAAGTACGATCCACTTGTCACTGCACCCGCAAAAGCGTTTATTGCCGCTTGAGCTGTTGTTTGACCTGAGCCGCCGTTGGTAAGCGCCAAAGTCCCCGCCAAGGTAATGGCGCCTGTGGATGCTGTACTTGGCGTAAAACCAGTAGTTCCAGCATTGAAGCTTGTAACACCACCAGCCGCACCGTTTGCCGCGGCGGTAATCTGACCTTGCGCATTCACCGTAATGTTGGCAGAAGTATAGCTACCAGCCGTCACCGTGGTGTTAGCTATAGAGATGGTTCCTGTAGAGGTGATTGGGCCTCCCGTGAGACCCGTACCCGTAGCAACAGAGGTTACGCCAGTACCTGTGACGATTGCACCCCAAGCGTTATTTGCGTAACCCTCAAACGTAGCTGTCGTGGTGTTGTAGCGAAGCTCACCATTGTTTGGAATGGCGGCGCGCTCAGCGGTTGTGCCAATGGGTAGGGTGACGCCCTCAGTGCCGGGCAACTCTGGGTTCGTCGTAATCGCAAACGTAGGATTACCAGAAGCGCCGTTTCCGTTGGTTACAGTGATCTGATTCGCCGTACCCGTGAGATCACGACCAGCAACCGTTGTTCCACCACCAGTCATGGCAAGCATACCCGTGCCAGACAGATTAGCCACCGAAGCGGCAACACCTGTCAATTGGAATGTTGGGTTGCCTGATACGCCGTTACCGTCAGAAACGGTTAAACCAGCTCCAGACGTAGATAAGGTGCGCCCTGTTACCGAGCCACCAGACTTGGCAATAATCCCGTTAGAAGCCGTTTCAAGGCTTCCTGAGACGCCATTCAAGGTGATCTGAAGGGTGGACTGCGCACCACCATCAACCAAACCAACACCTGTTCCGCTAGACAGCGCTCTGCTGTTAGCCAATGTGGGCTCTTGGTTCTTCGTAATAAACGTCTGAGTCTGAACGGGAGAACCCGCAAGCGCGGCAGTCGTTGTCTGTACGGTCTGACCGTTTTGAACAATAGGGACTGCCTCTGTACCAGTAATTGCACCAGCGGCAGGTAATTGTGTGATCGTTACTTGTGCGGACATATTATGGGCTCAGTTGGTCTAGGTTGCCGTTATTCTCAGGATCCTGAGTGTTACCCTCTGTCGAGATGATAAAGCTACCACCAGTGATACCGTTTTGGGTAGTGACAATGTTGTTGTCATTGGCGGCAACGCTCACGTCAGGACGTGGGAATCTGATCGTTATTCTCTCAGTTTTTCGGGCTGGAAGTCTATAGGGATCTTTTTCATCCGCACAGCCTTGCCCACAGACTTGGAGACCGGGGAAGTTTGGGTCTGGTCTCATCTGGTCGTGGTCGCGCTTCATCTTGCAACGATCACAGATCGCTATCGATAAAGTAGCGTTGCCACGAGTGTCGAGGAAGACTGGCATTATCTTGTGTACACCGAAATGTTAGGGGCAAAGTAGATCGGAGACTTGTCACGCTCTTCCTGCTCAACCATGTTCAGGTACTTCTCAGCCTGACCTTCGAGGTATTGGATGCGCGCCATATCGATGCCGGGCAACTCTAGGCTCATCCTATGCGCCAGCATCATCAGCGTTGCTTCGTACCACCGCGTTGGGATGTACAGCTCGTCAGTTAAGGCACCGACGTCCATGATCTGCTTGCTGTACCACACGGTGATCTGCACGAATGGGTCACTAGGGACAGGCCACAAGTACAGAGAAGGCAAGGGAATCGTGCGATCAAACCAAAATTGGAAGGGCTGGTTTGCTGTAAAGTTTTTGTTTGGCAGGTTTGTGTAGTCGTCGCGGTTTAGGCGAGACATGGTGATCTCGGTGGAATTATTCCCAACGTAGAATTCACGCAAAGCCAAGGTAGTCCCACCAGAGGCACGAACGCGGTAGTACTGGACGTCTTGACCGGGGTTTATATCCGTCCAAATCCACTTATTATCCGTCACAGTCACTGCTCCAAGGCTCTCAAGCGTCGTCCATGTGCTGTTATCTGTTGAATACTCAAGGGTCAGCGTCCACGTAGCGCTTCCACCACCTGCCACATAGGGCAAGATACCGATGGAGCCAGCATAGATGGGGTTGTTTGTCCCAAAATTGGCTGAAATGTTGCCGTTTGCGCTGGTTTGCTGGCAGAACGTGTCTACGTCGTTGTCGCCCACGTTAGCAACAGTTCCACCAGCGGAGCTTGAGTAACTGCAATTAGGGCGGCTCATCTTGCGATATAGCACGTTTAGAGCGTCGTTTGCACCCGCGGGTAGGTTGTATATGTAATTGTTCGCAGAAACGCCCAAAACGATCTTATCGATGGCGAAATACTGTATTCCGATGTTGATCAGGTTTTGAAGCAAAAAGCTCAGTGATTGACGAGCGGATACAAGTTGCTCAGAGGTCAACTCTTCGGCTAATTTGCCTGCACGTCTCGCACCATGATCAATCAGGGTTTGTACGTTAACTGTCTGACCGTATGTATCTGAGTACGCCATTTGTATTCCTTACCAGCCGGGGCAGTTCCACCGTTGCATCGATGCGCGTGATCGACTGCCCTTTTCGCTCTTCTCTGCTACTGGGCTCATTCTCGCGCAAAACGCATCTCTACGCGAGCCCCCTTGGGGTTGTGGAGCCTTTAAATTTGAACCAGTCTCGCGGTTGTACTTGGCGCGACCTTTAGCTGTAAGTCCAGCACCTTGCTTAGCAGGGAGCTTCTCACCGCGACCGATTGCAAGACTTACGTTCTTTTTGCTCATTTTACTTTGGCTGTTTTGGCTGACTCTTTAAAGTCTTTAGCCGATGGAGCACCTTTGCTACCCACTCGGCGCATCTTTTCGCCAGAGCCTTCAGCGATTCTTTCACGCTTTGCATTGATATTTTCATACAAGCCGCCTCCTTTAAATTTCTTACCCTCATCAGCCTTGGCAAACTCTTTGCCGACCTTTTGAGAGATACCCACCTTCTTGGCGAACGCAGGGTTGTGTGCGACCGCTTGCATCAAGTTGTGTTGAGAAGATGATTTGCTTGGCATGATTAGTCAGGGTTCTTGATGTAGATGCCTTCAAACTCAGCAGACACATTGGAAGCCCCTGCTGAAGCAATTGCCCTAATTTCAATGTCTGTCTTTTCAGCAAAAGCAAGCGGTGTGTGCAGATCAACCACGAAGTCTCCGTTGCCGGGGGTACGCGCTGAACTTTGTATTCTAAACACACCACCCAATGGGCGTTGAAGCAATTGAAAGTTGGTTGATGCGTTTGCGGTTGAGTTTGCAGATGTAAAGAAAGTTCCCATTAAATACAAGGTATAACCTGCGGGTACAGTCCAAAATGCCATTTGCGTTTGGTTTGCACCAATAGCAATCATGCCGTATACAGTTGCTGGTACACCAGCAGTGACAACACCTACGCCAGCGTAGATAGTACCTGCGGCAGTTGCACCAGAACCAGCGGTGGTTACATACATACGAGAAATACGCAAGTAACTGTTGCCAGTATTGACTGCTGTTTGCCCATCTAATAGGACAGACTCGCTAATTTCGTTGTAATTTGC